ACCAATAACCTTCTTTTCATTTAAATAATAAGGATCTGTTCCTTTTAATAAGCTGCTTTTATTAAGTGTTCTAAAATATTTAAATAAAAATGGCAATACAAATAGTAATGTTATTAATAGCAATAATATAAAAAGTAATAAATATACAGGACTTGGTGTTAATTTAATATCTTTATTTATTTCATCAATAACAATTAGTAACAAACAAGGTATAAAGAATATAGTTTTTTTGATAACACAAATGTAATCATAAATAAAGAGAGTTTTACTTGTATCACTATATTCACATGAGTCATCTGAACCAGTTGTTTTTATTGAAAATAGTGCGGCAAAAATTGCTAATACAACAATTACAATTGTTATGCTTATTATTGATTGTGTAATACTAAACGTATTAGTATTTTTTTGTGAATACAGCACATAGTTGATTATGTATATAATAGTTATTAGTATAAATAATAATAGCCCAATATACATAAACAAAATCCTTAATGGTTTTAAATATGTGCTTTGAATTTTGTCACTAGTTATATTATAAATAGGTGCATCATAATTGTCATCAGTTAGCTCTAGTAGGCTATTTCCTTTTATTGCAAGTCTCTCATTTTTATTAATCTTGTTATTATTATTATTTCTAAATACTAGAAAAAGAAAATAAAATACTCCAATGCCTAATAATACTATTGCTCCTAATATTTCATAAGGCGTATCTTTTATTCCAAATAGATTGTAATAACTATTTAAATAATAAACTAGACCAAAAACTAATAAAATTACTAACACATTAATATATCTATAGTAAAAATATTCATGCTGCGTGGGATCAGTTTTGTCTTTGAATTTAATTCCATTAATTAACACATCTGTTGAAATACTTATACTATTTTTTAAGAAATTTACTGTTTTATCTGAATAGTCACTAATTTTATTAAAACTAGCTTTTAATAATTGTGTCATTATTAGATAATATTAATAATATAAATTAATAAATTTATATTATTCACTGTTATAAAATTTGTGTAATAAAGTTTGTGTTACCACAGTTACAAATTTTCATATGCTGTTTTTTTTCCATGACAATCTCTACACAATGCTACTAAATTTTCAATACCATTTGAACCCCCATATTCTAGTTTCATAACATGGTCTACTTCAAACCATGCGGGTAACTGTTTTTGGCAACTTTTACAATGCCAATTTTGTGAAGCCGCCACAAATTTCTTTTTAGTTTCACTTACACTTCTTTTTGTTGAAGTATTTCCAGATCGTAATATTTTTTGTTGCTGCTTTGTCATATTATTATAATTTGAATTTATTGACTTTTGTAAATGTTGAGACTCTCTATAGTTTGTTCCGGCAGTCAAATTATAATTGTTATTTAATTCATTACTTATTGATTTAGATGTAAAATCAATAATTGGAGTTATAATACTAGCGGTGTTTCTATCTATTGGTAAATATTTAATGTAACCATTTGTATTAACTACAAAATCGTTATAATTTGTGGGATTTTTCTTTATAAATAAATATATACATAGTCCAACAAAAGCAATTAGCCCCATTTTATAATATTTTTCATAATTTTTAAGTTTAGCTAGTAATTTACCTTCAAAGTATGTATTAAGCAATACAAAACCAGTTACAGTTAATATGAGCAATTCAAATTTCATATTTATTATTAATAATTATAATAATATATTAATTATAGTAAATATAATAAATATAATATAATTTGTAGTAAAAAAAATTTATGATAAAAATAAAAATAAAAATAAAAATGCTGTTATTTTAAGTTAATGCTTACTCCAATTATTGCTAATACTAATAAGACTACTAAGCTACCAAAAATGTATTTTTGCTTATTTCTGCTTTCTTCATATTTTTTTAGTTCCTTAATTTTATAGTTTTCATAATATTTATTCATTGCGTCATAATAAGTTATTTCTGGTTTTCCTAAATAAATATTTATTTTATTATGTATAAAATGCACCCATTTTACAAATGACTCACGAGAGTCTAAATATGGTGTAACAGGATAAGCATCTAAAAATTTACTAAATACATTACCGATGTCACTAATTGGTAAAAACAACGGTAAATTTGTTATAAAGTCATAATATTTCTTTTTTGTTGAATCATTGCTATTATTAGGATAGCTTAAGGCAATTGTATATAAAACAAACCAATAATGCGGACCCCATATTACTGGATTTAATACATTATTATTAATATTAGTGGACATAACTTATAAATAACATTAATAAAACTATTGCGTGTTTTTACCATAAAATCGATTTAAATGTCAATATAAAATAAATATAAAACAATAACACGTTAATAGTTTAATTAACTATTAACACAAACTATGAATATTAAGAAGCAAGTATTTTGCAATAATTGTGGTAAATTAGGACATTTATTTCATAATTGTCGTGTTCCTATAACAAGTATTGGAATTATTCCATTACGAATAGTTAAAAAGTTTAATAACGATTTACAAGTTATTGAAAATGTTATTGAACTATTAATAATAAAACGAAAAGATAGCTTGGCTTTTATAGATTTTATGAGAGGAAAATATATTATGGAAGACAAAAACTATATTTTAAATTTATTAAATAATATGAGCGTAAATGAGAGAAGTTATTTGCTAGCTAATGATTTTGATACAATATGGAGCTATTTATGGAATTACAATACAAATAATTTATACAGAAATGAAGAAAAGTTGTCAAAAATAAAATTTAACAAATTGAAATTTGGCTTTACAAATATTTTAGAAAGTTACAATTTAAAAGATTTGGTAGATTTATGTGATAAAAAGTATAGCGAACCCGAATGGGGATTTCCTAAAGGTCGCAGAAATTATCACGAAAAAGATATTGTGTGTGGACTACGAGAATTTGAAGAAGAAACAGGATATAAAAAAAGTGATATTGAAATTTTTAATAATATTGTTCCATTTGAAGAAATTTTTACAGGTTCAAATTATAAATCTTATAAGCATAAATATTTTATTGGTATTATTAGTAATAATACTATTCCATTAGCTAACTTTCAAATTTATGAAATTAGTGAAATAAAGTGGGTTCCTATTGATCACGTACATAGTTATATTAGAGATTATAACTATGAAAAAACAAATATAATAAATGATTTAAATAAATTATTAAAAACATATAGATTATATATATAATATGAATGTTTCTGAAGAATTAGAACCTAATAAAGACGTCACTAATGATTTACAAGAAGAAGACTCAATAATAGATGCTACAGAAGAATCAGAAGAATCAGAAGAACCAGAAGAATCAGAAGAACCAGAAGAATCAGAAGAACCAGAAGAATCAGAAGAACCAATTATAGAAGAACTAACAATAAAATCGGAAGAACCAATAGAATTGGATGAAGGAGCTGGTAAAAAAACTGACTTAGAAGACAAAGACACAACTGACGATGATGAGGATGACGAAGATGAAGATGATGACGAGGACGATAATGATGATGAGGATGACGATAATGACTTAGACAATGACACCGACTTAGACAATGACACTGACTTAGACTATAATAGAGTGCCTAAAACTAAAACCAATAATTTAAAATTAGCGCAATTGTTTCAAGAAAATATGAATAAATTAAAAATAGATAAAAGTGAGTTAGTAGAGCTAGAACAAAATGTTAAAACCAAGAATGATACAAAATATTTTTTAAATGCAATTGAGTTATTAAATATGAAAGAATTAAATGATTCTTTTGATAAAAATTATAAATTATTATATCCACATTTAGATGATGAATTTTTTAATATTAAAATAGCAAATAAAAAAGAATTTGCTGAAAATAAATTACAAGTGAATATAGATTCTGATTTTGAAAAATTAAGCAATGAAATATGCGATAAAGATTTTGAGTTAGCACCATATCAAAAATTCATAAAGAATTTTTTATCAATAAATACACCATATAATGGATTATTACTTTATCATGGACTAGGCACAGGTAAAACATGTTCCGCAATAGGTGTTGCGGAAGAAACAAGAAAATATTTAAAATATATGGGTTATAATGAACGAATCATAATCGTAGCCTCTCCAAACGTCCAAGAAAATTTCTATTTACAGTTATTTGATGAACGAAAACTAGAATTTAGAAATAATAGTTGGACTATTAATAATTGCGCAGGTCAAAGCATATTAGATGAGATTAATAGCACGCATAAAAATTTAACACGCGAGAAAGTAGTAAAAATTATGACAAACATAATAAATAATTATTATTTATTTATGGGCTATACACAGTTTGCTAATCTTATAATAAAGAAATCTAATCCTTTAAATCCTAGTAATCCTAGTAATCCTAGTAATCCTTTAGATAACACACAAAAAAAGAAAATGGCAGAACGACTGCAAAAATTCTTTGACAATAGATTAATAATAATTGATGAATTTCATAATATAAGGCAATCTAAAGACAATACTAACAAACTGGTTTCAAACGAATTACTTAAGCTTGTTAAAAATGTTAATAATTTAAAATTATTATTTCTATCAGCAACACCAATGTTTAATGATTATAAAGAAATCATATTTTTGATTAATATATTAAATATGAACGATAGGCGTAGCATTGTAGATATTAAAGATATATTTAATAGCGATGGTTCTTTTATAGTAAATAGCAAAGGCGAAGAAGTAGGATTACAATTGTTTAAGCGAAAAATAAATGGTTACATTAGTTATGTGAAAGGAGATAATCCTTTAAGTTTTCCTTTTAGAATTTTACCAAATGATTTTTCGCCATCTAATAGTATAAAAACAAAAACTTATCCACAATTTAAAATTAACGCTACTCCATTAACACAATCAATAGAACTGTTTGATATATACATAAATGAAGGCATCTCTCCATATCAAGAATTTGTATATAATATTATACTAAAAAATAATATGTCAAAATTTGATGAAGACAAACTAAATAATATGGACTCCTTTGGTTATACATTATTACAAAAACCCTTAGAAGCATTAAATATTGTATTTCCAAATAGTGAATTAGAATCGTATTTTGAAGAAAAAATGGCTTATAATGAGCATAATATTACACAACTATTAGAAACACTTAACTTGGAAGAAATAAATAGTTTGTTTTCGGTTAAAGAGGTAATTGGTAAAGCAGGTATTAATAATCTTATGAGCTATCAAGAAAGTTATGCGCCCAAATCAAGACACAACTATAGTTATAGATCTAGTTCCAGTCCTAATATTTTTGATATTAATAACATTGGTAAATATAGTTACAAAATTAAATCAATAATAGACGCTATTATTAATAGCAATGGGCCTATTATTGTGTATTCACAATTTATTGATGCTGGATTGATTCCAATTGCCTTAACATTGGAGTCTATTGGATTTACAAGATATGGAACTAATAGATCACTTTTTTTAACACCTCAAAGCGAAGAATTAGATATAGTTAGTTATAAGAAAAAATCTGAATTAGGCGCCGGCTCAATATTTCATGGTGCCAAATATATTATTATAAGTGGAAATGAGAATTTATCTCCCGATGTTGTTGGCGATTTAAAAGCAGCAACAGACTCAAATAATAGTGATGGTAAAAATGTTAAAGTTATTCTCCTTTCGGCCGCAGGAAGTGAAGGTATTGACTTAAAATTTGTTAGGCAAGTTCATATTTTAGAACCTTGGTTTAATATAAATAGAATAGAGCAAATTATTGGACGAGCAATAAGAACATGTAGTCATAAAAATATGCCGTTAAAAGAGCGAAACGTCCAAATATTTATGCATGGCACATTGTTGCATAATAATAATGAGTCGGTTGATTTACTAATTTATAGAAAAGCAGAAGCAAAAGCAAAAGTTATTGGTGTTATTAGTCGAATATTAAAAGAACATTCTATTGATTGTATGTTAAATTATGAACAACAAAAATTTGATGAAAAAGTACTTAATAAAAAATTAACACTAATACTTTCAAATAATGCGTCAATTAGTTATAGCGTTGGTGATAAATCATATAGTCCATTATGTGATTATATGGCTGAATGTAGTTATAAATGTAAACCAGAATTAGAAGACTATAAAACAAAAATGGGATTAACAGGAGATATTGAAGAAAATAATTCTTCTTATAATGACTTTTTTTTACAAACCAATAATGAAGCAATAGTGAAACTTATTAGAGATTTATTTAAAGAGAAATATTTTTGTACTAAAGACTACATTATTAATTATTTAACTAGTTTTAATAATTATTCAACAAATCATATAAATAATGCTTTGGATCAGTTAGTAAATAATGAAAATAGCTATATAACCGATAAATATAATACATTAGGGAAATTAATAAATATTGAATACCTTTACATTTTTCAACCGTCTCAATTAAATAATGATGCTACTATTTTTGAAAGGTCTAATCCAATACAGGCTAAACCCGATGGAATAGCATTTGCTATTCCCGAAACATTTGATGTATTTGATGATAAAACAAAAACAGTATATGTTGACAAAACCGATGTTGAAAAGCCTTTAAAGCCAGAATCTGTAAAAATGAAAGCTGATACAAAACCTGTAGAAACAAAAATAAATTTTACGCTGGCTGATGATGACTATTTATCAATTGAACTTATTGATTATGTAAAGTCGCTAATTATTGAACTTGAAATAAATTATAATTATATTACTAACATACAAACTAATCAATCACTAGATGATAATAAATATATACATTATGGATCAATTATTAAACTATTAGCTGGGGACTCTATTTTAGACTCACATAGCATACAAAAATTAGCAATTGCTATTTTACTAGATGATTTGAATATTGAAAAAACTACTTTATTAGTGAATTATTTATTAAATAATGGTTATGATTTAAAGGGACTTTCAAAATTTGAAAGCGAGTTAGCACATTATTATGAGGAAAATTTTATAACGTCTATTGATGGTAAATTGCGCGCACTAATAGTACCACAAAAAAGCGAGTTTAAAAATTATACATTATACATAATAACAAAAAGTAAAGTTCCTCATATTAGTGGTTCCAATATACTATTAACATTAGGACAATCCGAAGACTATGATGATTTTGCTGAAACGATTGTTAAGACAAAGGTTGCGCCACTAGACTTGGCGCAGTCGCTCGGGTTTTTGGCATTAGCTGAAAAAAACAAAAAAGACTATATTACATATTTCAAAATAAAAAGCGGCACAAACAAAGGAGCTCGCTGTAGTCAAGCAGGAAAAGCACATAGTGAAAAAATATTTGTTTCTATTGGGGTTTCTAATAGTATTATTGAAAAATTAAAAAAATATAATCAAATTGCTTTTTGTAATGCTTTGGAAATCTATTTTAGATATTATGACTTAATTAAAAAAGATAATAAGCGCTGGTTTTTCAACTTAGTTCAATCATTAATTAACAACTTTAGCTAATTTATTTTGTTATTTTGTTATTTTGTTATTTTGTTATTTTGTATATATAAAAATTTAATAATATATATAATTGAATAAATATTAAATATAAAAATCTTATTATATATCAAGATGTCTAAATCAGTAAACAAAAAATATTCGTTGACTGGTAAATCTATGACTGGTAAATCTTTGGCTAGTAAATCTTTGAATAGTAAAAATTCTAGCACTAATTTACATATATATATTAGTTCATTATTGACGCAAAAAATTGTCTTAAATTATAATGAGGTAAATTCTGATTTATTTAACACATTAGAAGTTAGATTAAAACAATTTAATGAAGGAAAATGTATTAAAGATGGTTATGTTAAAAATAATAGTGTGAAATTGTTAACATATTCAGGTGGAGAATTATTTTCAAATAAATTAGTGTTTGAATGCGTATTTGAGTGTTTGATTACAAATCCAGTAGAGTCTATGATATTAAATTGTGAAGCAAAATCTATTACAAAAGTTGGTGTGCGCGCTGAACTAGTAACAGATGATAATATTAGTCCATACATTATTTTTATAGCACGTGACCATCATTATAATAATGAAATGTTTTCGCAAATTAAAGAAAATGATATGTTACAAGTTAGAGTATTAGGACAGCGTTATGAATTAAATGATAAATTTATTAGTGTAATTGCTGAATTAATTGCTATTAATAACTATGGGACACTAAAAAAAGAGCTTGAAGGCGATTATGGATTAGAAGTTGAAGACACGCTGGATTCTGCTTTAGAGCAAACTGGTGGGGAAACTAAAATTAAGTTAAAAACAAAAAAAAACGGTCAAAAAGTAAAAAAAAATATGGCTTAGTTTTAGACTTTCTCATTAATTACTAAATAATTTGGTATGCTTGATTTAAAAAATGTTCGTAGTATTAAGAATCCTGCTATTATATTTGCAATCCAACACCATAAAGAACCCCATGTATTAGTTTTATAATAAGTATAATAAATCGCAAGAAAAACTATTACATGTATAGCAAATAGAATATATTTTTTAATATATAATAATATTACTAAAAGAAATGTTAACCATGTAAAAGTATATAGTGGTATTACCTTAAGCCAATTCCATGCCAAATGGCCGTTTTCTGCTTGTGTCATTGAAAAATCAACATTTAATAAAACACCAGAAATGAAGAAAAATAGTATATATAATATTATTAGTGATGCTTTTACTTTGAATTTAACATTATTTGGTATTAATATAAATAAAATAGGTTGTAGTGCTATTAAAAATAATCCTAGCTGTGATAATAATCTATTTATTTTTTTATTATTCAAATGTTTCCAAGTAAAATATTCTACTAATTGTATTGAAATAAACGAATAATAAAATAAATACTCATAACCATTGATTACATTATTAAAATAAGCAAAGTTTATTCCAAATAAACTAAATAAAAAAGTATTTAATGATACTGTTTCATTCCAACACATCTAAATTTATAATATATAAATAAGTTATAAAATTATATAAATAAATTATAAAATTATGTACCTGATGTAATACTATTTAAAGCTATTTAGAGACATACTATTAGAAATGGAGTCACTTGAAGAAAATAACATACACCCCAATGATTTAGATAAATTATGTAAAACTATTGAGCCTCTTGATAAAATACATCATATTGAAATAGCTAAAATATTAAAATTAAGCAATATATATTTAAATGAAAATAATAATGGCATTTTTGTAAATCTTAATAAAATATCAATCACTACATACAACTCTATATTAAGCTATATTAATTTTGTTAAAAAACAAGAAACATATATTAATAAAGATGAAAAATTGAAAAAGGATTTGGAAACAATCTATTTTAAAGATAATAAAGATAACGTTAGTAATAT